AGGATCTCTAAGATTGAGCGATGTATCTCATAGTAAGCTGAATGATGCTTGGACTGAGATGTCATCTCTTAGGGCAGTATGTATGGAAGAATTCTCGCTGTACTCTCAATCGGATACAGATGTTACCCAAGACATTCTCTACACTACAATGCATCTTCTAAAGTTCAGTAATATGTCCCACGCTAAAATCTCTTACGATTTTTTGCAAGCTCACCCTTGGGCTGTTGAAGTTGTGGCCCTCAGGAAGGCTATCGGGATCTTTCTAGGCAGTGTTAATGCCCTATCTTCCTACAAGGAGTCTATGATACCTTATGTAAAATTGGTCTACGGGGATAAGGTTGATATATTTCCTAGAAAAGAAATGGAGCCTCTCATAGCTTGTGCAGTGGCCAGCGGACTGGAGATGTCACCTTCACTGAGAGATTTCTACACGTCAGGGGATTTTCAACCTGTGGTAGATGCTTTCCTAGAAGAATTAGCTCAGCGTCAACGTATTCGAACCAGAAAGTTGGAATTAGAAGAAGAAAATCTCTATGATGAGGAAGAGACAGAGGATACTCCTGTTACTGCTAGTGGGCTCAGTGGATAATCCCCGCTCAGATGTGTGACTCTGAGTGTTCTTAACATTCGCTCTTCATTTGTTGTTTAATGTTTTGCTGCTTCTGGTTTCTGTTCTTTTCTTAATATCTCTGAATTATCATCTTATGCTGCTGTGATCGTCTTCACTCTTTTTTTAAAAAAAACATATGAGATACTAAGGATCTACAGTTGATTATATTGAACACCTTAATACATTGACTTTTTATAAGACTGCCATCCGTTGATTGGAGTCTACATTACCTGACAATGTCAGCTCATGCTTACAAGGTTAGACTAGCGGATGTGACAAGACGTCTAGGAGAATCAGCCAGAGCCGCTGAGGAATGGAAAAGAGTAGCTGATCATAGATTAAAATATCTAGTGTATCTAGACCATGCTATGAACTCAATGGTTATGGAAATGGTGAAATTGGGAAAGATCTTTAGTGCTGAACCTGCCGGCCCTCTTCCTCTGATTGCAGATGCAAACTCTCACTCTGCTAATGAGGTGTCTGATATGATATGTCTTAAATTGTCAGCTATGTCATCGTTCTGCGCTTTACTAGCAAGAGAAGCTATCTGTGTTAGAGGGGCTCTCGACGAGACGCTGGAATTGGCAGTCAAAGCTCTAGAAGTAGAGCGACCTACCCTAGATCTAGCTTATACAGACACCAACTTGACAGGATTGAGTCCAGCTGAAGCAGTCATAGAGACTTTAGATGATCATGATATTCAGACATCTCCAGAGATTGAGCGAGCTCTATCTCTTCCTTCCGGAGGCTCAATCGCTCCTCGGTCGCGTCGAGTCCTATCATTGTTTGAGTGAGAAGTAAGAATCAGAAATAGCCCGGAAGGTGATGCTCTGTTTCATTATGAGAACTTGACGATATTTTTAAAAAACCATTACCTTCATAACTCCTGAGATAACTGACAAGCACAACCACTCACACATGTCTCTCTTCTTTGGAACATCAAAGCCTAAAGTGAAATCTAAGCATAGTAAGAGGAAGATGTCTACAGTGGCTGATAATCATAAGTTGACAGAGGAGGTGATCAGGGATTTAGTAGCTGACCGAGATAAATACAAGACTGAATGTCGCAATCGAGCAGATCTTATAGCGGATTTAGGACGTATGGTGGTTACCTTAAATGCGATGCTCCTTCAGATTCCTGGGATCAACAACCTAAAGATCAAAGAGATCACTACTCAACCACCTGTGATATATCCATACCGCACGACAGGATGTTCTGATACCAAGGAGTACATGAGGAATTTTCTCATTAACACCAGACCGGTATTATCCATGTTGATCAAAAGCAATATTCTGTCAGAGCAGGCTAGTACATCACTTGCTGACAAAGTTCAACGGATCAGACTGACCTCGGAAGAGGACGAGGAGTCCACTATTGATACTCAAATCTCAGAAGCAGATATATCTGAGTTTCTGGCATCTGAAGGTCTCCTCAAACTAACCTCAAACGAAGACATATTAAGTTGATTATAAAGGACATAACTTCTCTATGATGACTGATCCTACTTCCCTTAAATTGTACGACCAGGTATCAGATTACCATCTCTTTGGAATTTATACTATATCTAGTTACAGTGAGACAATACGAAAAAAAATAGAACTTGATAACCAAACTTCTTTCAGAAATTGTCATCTCTTACAAGAGATAATCATCAGTATGGAGAGATCCTCTCAAAAGTTTGTGAATACTTTTCTCGATTCTCCTATCATCCGTAACGGAAGAGATCAATTTTACCTAGAGCTTCTAGAGACAAGGTCTATTGAAGGATTTCAAGGAAGATCAATCTGGAAGCAAAGGATCAAAGACATCTTATCTGAATTCAAGGAATATGAGATCGAATGCCTCAATCCAGATGATTACGAGTGGTTCGACAATTCTCTTACTCCCTTTGATGAGCGTCCGCTTGAAGATGAGGATGAAGAAATACTCCGTGTCATTGCTCTTCAAACTGCTAAAGGTCTGCAGAAATTATGTTCAGCACCGAGCATAACGCTCTCTGTACCTCAGTATGATGATATCCATGTACATGGCAAGAGATCGTATGGTAAAATGACTCTCTTCAGAGATTACATAGAAGCAATTTCAACAGCTCGGGCAGGAGGACGCGGTGGACCAATAAATGTAAAGACAAAGCACATGCGTTTGTTTGGGGACGAGTACAGACTGGTATGTCAAATTGGACAATGTGATACTGTGTACTTGATGAGTTATGAGCAGTGCTTGATGTTTAAGGACATGTATTGGGGACGATATAACGCTTATCTCACAGCATCCTATATTTACCCAGGGAGTGAGGCCTCTCAACTCATATCAGATGTTTTTGAGTGGTTTCTTGGATGTCTATCTCGACACGGCAATGCTGGATACGAGATCGGCAAG